ATACTTCAAAAAGTAATGATAGCGATAAGACAAACGAAGAGCAAGAAAGTAAACCATTTAATGTATGGTATAATCCTGCCACTGGTTTATATGAAACTAGTGGAACTCCAGATAGCTGGTCTGGTAATATAGGGAACGCAATAAGCGCAGGCTGGTCTAAATTTGTTGATCCTTTTAACAATCACCCATCAGATTTTAATCCATTGATTTCTGGTGAAGTAGATCCCAATGATTCAAGATTAACATCTGATTATTCTTATCAACCTCTTTGGCCTATACTTATGAATGCTTTATCATATAATAAAGAGCCAGATCCAAATGCATTAGCAAATTATAGAGCTAATTTCGATGATCTTAAAAAAAATCCATATTTAATGAGTGCTTTGACTAATGCAGAAAATGATTCAAAGCAAAAGGATAGTCCATTTAGTAATATTGGTAATATATTATATAATGCAGGAACACAAGGATTATCTAATTTGCTTGATGAAGAAAACTTCAATAGTACACGGCAAAAGCTTATGGATGAAGGCTATTACGATAATCGTGAAGCTCCTACATATGAAGACTTTGTCAATAATTATGTAAATAATGACTGGACTGACTATGAAACGCAGCTTAATCTAGGTAAACCTGTTGAATATGATGAGAACGGCTATATAGCACTCAATGAAAATGATCTCGCCCGTAGCACACTTGAAAATGCTTTTGGTACGCACTCTGACCCATATGGTATTGCAGAGCGTATGAATACATATAATTGGGCGGATGAAAAAAATCCGCTTCAGCGTAAGCTCGAGGCAAAACGAGCACTTCAAAGAGCTAATGCAAAATGGGAAGATACAAGAACAGAAGAAGAAAAATCTGCTGATTTGCAAAATGCTATAGATAGGGCAAATGCTGAAAGAGAACGTAGAAAAGAAGCAGGTCTTGAAGCAGGTCTTGACTATAAAGAAAACGAATTTACAGCAGATGATTTTAAAGGCGATTTCAACAGTGTAATGAAAAATCTTGCTGGTTTTGGCTATGGCCTATCTCAGAGCATGGACGACGCAGGCCGTTGGCTTACTTCTACAAATGCAGCTCCGCTCTTTTGGGATCAGGGTATGCGTACTGGATACTACCTTACAAATACAGAAGGCGGCAAAAAAGTTCGCGATATACTTTATGATCAAGGTATTATTGAACCGAACTCTCTTACATGGGAAGATATTGAAAAAGGTCATGTTGGCCCGTGGTATACTGATCTTCGCACAAACATGCCATTAACTGGCGATCTTGGTTGGGCAGATCTAATGGGCGACCGTGTTGCGTATGATATCATGATGGATTATCCTGGAGAACTTCATCGTGATGCATCTGGCAAACTTGATGATGCATCACGTGCAGCAATTGATGCATGGGCTACTAACCCAGAAAACTGGTTCTTTATTGATGATGCGCTTCGCGGCGATAGTTCTCAGTGGCCTAAGATGGCTAACAGCGCTTCTGGTGCTGCAAGTCTGATTGAATCGATTGTTCCGGGTTTATATAATGCAAACGATGACTTCTTAAGCGAAGGTTATAACAATCTTATTCAGCAAATTTACGGATCATCGGACACCCCAATTAAGCGTTATACTGATGAAAATGGTAATATTACAGACCTTGAAGGTTTTGCAAATGATATGGCTCTTAAATATTTCGTTAGCCAAGCACAACGTCAAGGCGGAGTCGGAAAAGATACTCCGCATGATATTTATAATCTTCAAGCCGCATTTGAAAAACTTCTTCCTGGAGAAATTAATCTTCGTGATGACGAAACTTATAAACAAGTTAAGCCAGAAGATATTAATCGCATGAGTAATATTATTTACAACTTCGAACCGTTGGCGATAGAAGATGGAAAAGAAACTTACTATCAGCCTGGTCCTGGCGGAACTATTGTCAATCCGACACCTGAAATTACCGCTCTACCGTATCTTGATCAAAATGGTGAAATTGCAGGTATGCTTGGATATTCGCCAGAAAAGCAAAGAGCGAAATTCGAAACAGCTGAACAGCGTGCTACAAATTATAGAAAGCAAAAAGCTGAAGAAGCTTATGAAAAAGATTATAAAGATAATGCTGCTTATTATACGACCTATCCGAATATTACCTATTAGGATGTGATAATTTATGGCTGGCGGCGGTTCTGATAAACCTATTTATTCTGGCGGCGGTTATGCTGGCGACCAAAGTACTGGTTCTAGCGGCGGCGGAAGCTATGGCGGCGGTTCTGGTGGCGGCAGCGGCAGTGGTGGCGGTAGTTATACTGTAACTCACAACTATAATCAACCTAAAACTGACTATACAGACTATAATGTTCCAGAAGACGATGTTATCGATACTCCGCAAATTAATGCGCAGCTTGGAAATCTTAACAAAGCCCTCGATCGCACAAATCAAACTATTGCGAATCAGGCAAAGCCAGCACTTGATAACATTCAGAACCAGCGCCAATATAATGCGCAACAGCTCCTTGCTAAGCATAATCAGCTTAATCGCAATTCTGACTGGCAACCTAATCAGCAGAAAGAGCAGAGCACATATCTTGCTCTCCGCAGAGCTATGGGCAACAGTGCATATGGCAGCAGCCTTAATGATCTTAATGAGGGCATGGCTCGCTATGACGATATGCAGGATGTTAATCTAATTAATACCTGGAAGAATAATCAGGATGAGGCATATAATAACTGGTACTCTTCTAACAGTGATCTCATCAATGACTACAATGAGCAGGTTAATAAGACGAAATCTGCATTTGAAGAGGCATATAACAGCTATCTTTCTAGTATTGCAAACATTGATAGCCGTCTTGGACAGCAAGCATATAACTATGACTGGACGAAAAAGGGTGCTAACGGAAATATTAGCCAAAAACGCTATGAAGAAGAACTTACCCGTGACCAAGCTACTCAGAGCAAAATTCAAGCGAAATATAACGAAGCTAAAAAGAAGTATGAAGATGAAAAGAAAGCTCAAGATAATATTAACGCTGGCAAGTGGGTTCAAGAAGGCAACAAATGGTGGTGGAAAAATAAAGATGGTTCTTATCCCAAGAGCGGCTGGGTTGAGATTAATGGCGAGCTGAATTACTTTGATAACAAGGGATATTGGGTCGGAAACATGACTGACAAATATGTCGATAAGCTTTCCGATCAGCAAAAAGCCACTCAAGACCAAGCTAAATATACTAAGGCAGATCGTGATCTTGCTGAACAACAGATGAAAAAATGGGAAGAGCAACTTAAGAAAGCTAAAGAACAGGTTGCAAGTACTCAAAAGAAAGTTAATGGCAGTACGATTAATATTGCCCTTCAAAAACAAATTTCTGATATACAAAGTAAAATGTCAGAGCTTAAAACTCTTACAAATAAAGGCACTCTCAATAATCCTAATATTCCAGATAGCGGCGGTGTAGACTACATACGTCCTACCAATGCTTCCACTAAAGCTAACAAAGTTTCTAACGGAACGATTAACAATAACATGGCAGCTAATAGACAGTACTGGGGTAGCGTAACCCCACAGATGAGACGGAGGGGATAACATGGATAAGAAATCTCTCTTTCTTCAGGCTCTCGCTAACGCGGCTGGAGGCAAAGGTAAGCCGTCTAAGAAGCCTGCTCAGAAGTCTTCCAAGAAGAAGGGCAAGTAATCATGACCTCTAAGATGAGCGCAGGTATATCTCCGTACGACTTCGTGCAGCAGGTATACTATCTGCAAGAAAAAACACTGCTAGACTTCTGGCCTAACGATGATAAATACCGTGAGGTTCTTACCGAGGCCAACCTCGTTCTCCAGGAGCTTGAGAGCCAGGAAGACTGGACTTGGCTCCGTGAAAAGCTCGTGCTCGGCAGCTGCGACGGCATTACGAAAGAGATCGTATCTTTTACTCTTCCGCAGGATGTCCACAAGCTGAGCACGCTCTATCACGACGCTCTACGGCTGTACTTTGTGCGCGGCATGGATGATGAAGATAACTATATCCTCGACGAGCGGCACTTCATTCCCGTACCTATTGCCAGCGCAGGAGACCAGCGGTTTAACCGCGAGTATCAGGTGCAGAGCCTTGGCATCAACCACGTACACGACTACCAGCTCCGTGCAGTTGTGCAGGGCGATACAGTGATGTTCAACCGTCTGCTTACTCCTATGGAAGCACGCATGGTGCTCGTAGCAGACGTGCAGAAGCACATCAAGCCTTTCCACGTGTGCAATATGCACTGCACAGCTGAGGCTCACGGCAGCCCGGAAACAACTGACGTAGAGTACGGTCCTGATGGCTCGTGGCCGCATCCCTGCACTCTCATCGATGATGTATATCTCGAAGAGGTGCCTAATCCTAACTACGTTGTTACGGCTACAGCTGCTCGTCACGCAGAGGGAAGCCCGCCTGCTCTTGCTCGCGTCGCTACGTTGCAGGACAGTGCTCAGCGGATTCTCAGCCAGATGCGTCAAGACGACTGCGCTGCTACAGACTCCGACTGGATCGAGTGGGATGTTCCTGGATACATTGAGGTAATCTAATGGCTAAGAAGAACAGCAGCAAAACAGCTACAGAAAAGGCTATACAGAGTTCTGAGCCTCGCGTTCTCGCCTTCCAAGACTGGCAAGGCGTTAACTTTGCAGACTCTCCGCTTACCTGGGAGCCGCTGGAAACAGGCCGATACAAGCATCGCCAGAGCGACCTGCCTAAGAACTTCTTCATGGTACAAAACAATCTTGTTACCACTGATACGCTTGGCATAGAAACGCGCATGGACTCTAAAGTCGTCGGTCAGGCATTTGATATTAATTACGGCGGAACAACCGTTCATGGTAAGTTCACTGGCGTTTCTTGCGTGTTCGGTAAGTATCTGTTCTGTGTTATCCGCTTCGAAGTTACGGTAAACTCAGAGCAAACGTTCTTCGATCGTATTGCGTTCCGAGATCTTACTAACACGGATCCTGCAGTGTGGAACGTAGACAACATCAAGCTTTGCCGTGCTGTCCCGATTGAGTCTGGTCTTGGAGAAATTATAGGCAGCCAACCAGACTTCGATCCGACTGGCTGGTCAATCAGCGAGATCGGTATCTACGAAAATAACCTGATTGCAATAGCGCATGAAACAAGTCTTGATACTGGCGCTGTATTCTTGGCAGATCTTAACTTTAACTACAGCTTCCAAACGCTGACTACATCAAGCATCCGATGCGACAACTGGTGGAAAAGCAATCCAGCATACTATGACTACATTACTCAAAATGTTTCTCTTGTTGACGAAGACGAAAAGATGCTTAACGCTGTAGTTTCCCAGCCAACGGCAGTTAATCCTATCGGCAGCGAGTGCGTCCTCACTGCTTCTGGAATGAGCAACGGAATTAGCAGCGCTGAGGGAGACGTTAACGTCGATACAGGCGCTATTACAAATAATCACGTTGTCCGCGTCGAGGTATGCTTTGCTTATACAACTCGCTTTGGCAGTTCTCTTCCGTCAAGCGAAACTCCTGGACTTATCTTTACCGAGTTCAGTCCAACGTTCTGGAGTAGCGCGAGATACGTGCAGGTAAACTCTCCCGGCACTACTGTTAATACAGGTGCTCACGGCGAGCGAACTGTCAACCAGCTTGGCGTCGATACAAACATCATTCCAGGATCCGGCATCAACGGCATTGACTTTTATGGCCGCGATACTGAGAACACTGACTGGGTGTTTATCGGCCATATCAACATAACTCCTGCAGTTGGAGGCGTTGCCTGGTCTTACAAGTGGGTTGGAAACATGGTTGATATCAGCCAGTGGACTAACAGCCAGCTGACGATTCCTACGTCTAATGACACGCGTGGCCCGAATGTCAGCCACTTCTCTGTGCATGACAGCCGCCTCTACTACTGGGGCGATCCTGCCTTCCCGTATCGTCTCTACATTGGTGGCAATCCTGGCAGCGAGTTCAGCGTTGCCCGTGGTCTCGGCGGTGCCTGGGTTGATATCGAGCCTGGCTCTGGCTACGAGATTAAGGGTACCGCTAAGTGGAAGACCGTTAGCGGAGCCAATATCGTTACTATCATGTGCGGTAACAACAATACTAATAAGGTTAAGCGATTTAACCTCGTTGAAACCAATGTTACCATTACCAACGAAATTAGCTACAAGGGTTACATGTATGAAGAAGTCAGCAACGTTGTAGGCTGTAACAGCAGATATGGCTATGGTGTATACAGCGAGGGTCTCTACAGCATCAGCAGGTATGGCCTCATGCTCACAACGATGGCTATGGAGTACAACGCTCAGATGCGCAACCAAGGCGTGTCAGATCCTATCTCACCAATCTTTACCGAGCGAATAGGAACGCGTCTTAAAGATGCACGTATGGTATGTATCAATGACATCATCTACATTAGCCTCAGTGAAGACGAGCCTGAAGATTCCGACCCGATTGCCCTTGATAACGTCATTCTCTGCTATGATATTAATAAGAAGGCGTGGTATACGTTCACACACGATGAGACTCTTGACCAAGAGATGCGCGAAGATCCCGACGTTATCCATCATATCTTCGCAATCGACAGCGACCAAGCGCAGGAGGGTCTTGGCGTTATTACAGACGAGTACGTGTATCTCTATCCTACTACTGGAATTCAAGATCCTGTTCCTCCCGAGTTCCAGGTAATTATAGAGAGCGGCGAGATAACAGCACGTGATCCAATGCAGATGCTTGGATACATTCAGCAACTTGAGTTCCGCTTCGACTACTTTATCAGCGATCCTCTCGATCCGCCGACAATTCTCGTAGAAGGTACCGACTACTACGGACGCAGCTTCACGATAGAGAAGCAGCTTAACATCGACGGCGGACGCGGAAAGCACGGTAAGACTACTGAAATGCGCGACTACGTTGAGTGGATCCGTGTAGATAAGTACGTTGACAGCTTCCGCATCCGCATCAAGGGCAAGGCTCGCTTCAGGCTTACCCACGTGAACTGCAAGCTGTATGTCCAAGCTGACGTCGTCGGCACTCAGTGGGGTTTCGATGCGCATGACCACTATCTCGATGCCCACGGAACCGAAGGCAAGATACATCACTACATCAATGACTATAACAACCTGAGAAGGGCGGTGATCTCGTAATGGGATGCTTCGAAGACTGCTGTGACTACATCTGCGAGCCGTACGGCGGTAACATGCCGCTGTTCAGCAAAGACCAGACTGACGCTACTGTTACCATCGTGCAGGAAGCATACGACGATGGCATGAAAGTTACCAAGATCCAGACTCCTCCGAGAACAGAGAGCAGCAAGCTCATCGACGCTATCAACTCGATTCTCGGCATGTTCGGAGATATGGATCTGTTTAAAGACAAAAAGCAGGACGATAAAAAGCCGTCTAAAAAGTCTGATAAGAAAGATGAGGATGAAGATGATAATCTACGATCCGACGAAGAGTATGAGGAACGAGACAGCGATGGAAGCGATGATTCTTCCTATGGAGGGTTTGGATCGTCCGACGAGCACAAGCGAGTGGCCTCGTAGGACTACCGCTGTCTTTCCGTTCTGGACTTATGATATCTGGTTTATGCTAGAACCGTACTGGACTAGGTACTTTGTATGCCGTCGATAGGAGAAGCTATGACACGTTATGTTGTTCTCGAAATGCAAACAAACGAAGAAAATCAGACAGGCACCCTCATCGATGTATTCGATGATCGCAATCTAGCCGAGTCGAAGTATCACCTTGTGTTATCTGCTGCAGCCGTCAGCAGTATTGCAATGCACACTGCAGTACTACTTACTAACAAAGGTGAACTTATTGAGAAGCGAATGTATCTCCATGCTCCTGAACCAGAGCCTGAATAATGGCAAACCCCCCGACGTGCGAGGGGCTTGCCGAAAGGACACCGGATGGAAGGAACGGTGTATTTATATTATACCTCTAAACTTGAGGCAATCCTTGTAAATTTCTAAAAATTCTTCGTACCCCAGGACTGCAATCCAGGGTCTTCTGTTAGGCCTATGGACGACGACAGGGATCTCATCCGCTCCACAGTCATCTTGCGCTTGAGTAAGAGACGGCCACAGCTGGAGCTTTTCAACTCGCTTAACCTCTAGATGCAGTCCTGGAATACCAACGACGTCTGGGCTGTCTGCCCCTCCGTGATACTGCACTCCGCGCTGAGAGTCAAAACCATGTTCACGGTTAATTTTGGCTACCTCTCGCTCGCCAACCTTACCCTTCTCACGGCGCATCTTTCCGCTACTCGGCATCGGTACCATCCCACTGTTCTTCTCCGCTATTGGAGTTATCCACTCCTGCTCCATTTTCAGTCTCCTCGTATCGAGCCATGTCTTCCTCGGTAATCTCACCATAGTATCCGCGCGCGATGTTCTTGTTGATGATGTTATACATGCATCCCTCGCACGCTGCCTGGACATCTTCCTTGCTTCCCATGATGCTCGACATGGTGTTAATCACTACCTGGAACACGTCATAGCACTCATCGAGGAAGCGGTAGAACTGTCCCTGGAGAATCTCGTCGGTGATATCCTCGTTTCCTGCGGCCTGTTCCTGCGACATCTTAGCGAGAACATCATACGCCTCACGGCACTCGCTCGCCTCTTCGAGAATCTTTGTGCCCTGTTCTTTGCTTGCTTCTACCTCCTGAAACGGATACACGTGTATCGTTACAGCGTTCTCTGGATTGTCAAAGTATTCTAGCATGATATTTCCTTTCTATACTTCGTCATACGCTTCGTATGCTTTACAGCCGCCTTGTTCTGTGAGGAACATCTGCTTGTTCTTCCACGCATTTTTGTCTCGATCTACAAGCAGTACCTTGCGGATCTGGCATCCGCTCTTCGGGCCGATCTTGCCGCCTTTCTTACAGTGCTTACACTGGCTGGCAAGCCTGTCCTGCTCTGCTGCACGCTCGAACTTATTCACTGGTTTCACCTCCTTCTGGGAGTCTCATCCAGTCTGGTTCTACGTACACTGTCTCAATCTGAAGCGGCGTTGGAGCAGTCTTCCTGCCTCCTGTCCTGTCGAGGAGCATCCTGGCCGCTAGATTCCTTTCTTTCTTTCGAGCAAGGTTGCTGCCCACACGGTTGGTCGCAGCATAGACAACAGCCTTCGCCATTGCGATAATAGGCGTATCACTCGGCTTCACCTCCATCTGTTCCTTACTCGTGTAGTCGAGAACATCCTCAAGAGCATCACCAAAGGCTGTCGCATAGCTGTCGGTCTTTCCTTCTGCCGGGATAGTTCCGTCGATACGCTGCACGATAGTTTGAATCAGCTCTATGTCTACCTCGAATACTGCGTTGCAGATCATCCTTGAAAGAGCGTAGTCTCGCGCCTTGATAGCGGTCTCGCTGGTTTTGACTAGCTCGCCCATAGTCTTGAGCAAGGCATAGTCCGTAAGCAATTCGTCGTTGCTTCTCCACTCGTAATCAGCTCCGTCCTTGCGTCTAAACCTTGCGGGAAGACTTTCCGTAGAGCTTGTCGTTACGATCTCGTTTTTGCTTTCGGACATATCTCACCGCCTTTGCCCTGTACTTAGCGTTATTTGCCGTTCTCGTCTCTCCCGGCTTCAGCTGCTCAGAGAGCTGCATGTTGTGCCACGTCGGAAGAATCCCCTGTTCAGCCATCCACTCTAGCCTTAACCTCAGACTATACGGCGGCTTCTCAAGGCGTCTCGCGCTAAGCATGTAGATCTTGCCGTTAACGCGCTCGCCTCTCACAGTGGTACCGTGCTTCTTCCATACTCTCGTGGCGTAGTGATTCATCAGCCTGTTAAGCTTACGTACAGTACCGCACGCTCTTCCTGGACTCGGCGTACCGTACAATATCTGGTGCATCATGTTCGTCGTGAACTTACGTGCTGCCTGACTGTGAGTACCCCAGCCGTTCTTCTTAGTCTCTAAGAACTGTCTGAGCAGTACCTCCATCTCGTACAGCTCATCGTCACTGTAGTTCTCCCAGCGTCCTGGAGCAGCGAGATATGTCTGCCCAGCATTAACAGCCTCGGTATCGAATACTGGCTTCGGATCCTGGAAGCTGAAAGTCCACTCATCGTTATTCGTAGTAGTAAAGCCCACCTTCAGTCCTCCTCTCAGGTCTCTGCCAGTTCCTCGGCCACGGCTTATCCCACTTCTTTTCGTCCTCATCGTACATGCCGCTATAGGTCATGTCGTAGTCAAGTACCTCGCTACCATCATCGTTAAGATTGAAGTAGCTGATCTCCTTGATTCCCATGACGGCATAGCGCAGCGCGTCCATCATGTGGCTGTACTTGTTGTGCAGCGGCTTAGCAGCCCAGTCATCCTGCTTTTCAAGGCGCTTGTACTCGTAGTTCTGGAAGCACTCCATGAGATATCCGCAGTTGTTACTGTTGATAATCATGTTCGGCAGTTGCTCTCGTACGAGACGTATGCCGCGATCCACCCGCTCCTTCTCTAGGGCATGCCAGTTAATCTTAGGAAACATGGCCCGAGCCTCTTCGATAGGAGTTTGCGACGACGCAGAGCGCTCGGAGTCCCAGGGAAGGATCCCCATGCGGATGAGATGCGCGTAGTCCCGTTTCATAATCTCTTGCATAGCCTCAACGAGAGCAATGCCACGTGCCTCGAAGCAGTCGTATATAATCATGCGATTGTTAATGTACTGATAGACTATCGCAGCCGTGCTGTCGGATTCTTTGCCCTTAGACGCGATATCAAAAGCGATGTAAACTGGTTTACTGGTATCAAGATTATACGGAGTATATCGATGTTCTCTTTGCAGCTGTTCGATTGCAAGATATACCAGTCCCGCATTGACGACTGTGAAGTCGCAGAAGTTTTCCTGGCGGAAAAGATTGTCGTTCCCGAACTCTCGGATATAGTGAGATCGCAGTTGTTCAATCTCGTCATCACTATAGAGGCGTTTTCCCGTGTGATCGACCGCATCAGCGATAGTAACCTTATCAACGAAACAGTTTCCGTGCGCTCCTGGAAATGCTTCTGGCTCATCCTCTCCTGTGTATACACGGAGAAGGTCATAGAGAACATTTTTTACTCCTCTCGGTGTGCCGTTAAAGTTTACCTGCAATCCTATGCCCATCTTGAGCTTGCGATCCCAGATAGGTCGTATGTACTGAAATCCATGAGAAGGGTATAGACTGGCTTCCGATATGTAGAAGCTATCGTACGATGATCCAATGAGTCCCTGGTCATTAAGGAAACCGATAAATTTAATACGGGCATCTGCTTTCCCTGGTTTTCGGCTTCGCATGTAAACCTCTTTAGCAGTGTCATGTGGGTCTATCAGCTCCTCCGGGTAGTCGTCCCAAAAGACTCTTCCTTCAATGTACTTCTTAAAGATGTTATTCGTAATCCAGACGTTGTCCAGACCGACGTAGGCTATCTGAATGCCTGGATTGTTGTATCCAACATTCATAGCGTGCTCGATATCGTCCGTATCCTTACCGAGCTGACGCGCCCAGAGTTTGAAGTAGTATGTATAGAGTCCGCTACTTCTCCTCTGCCATGCAGCAGCCTGGTATGGATACGGCCTATAGTACCTCGGTATCTGAACAAGCTCTTGCACTACTTTTCTTCCATCTCTTCGATGGCCTTGATCTTCTCAAGGTCTTCCTGCACGAGCCTGTGAACCTCGACCATCTTGTTACCGAACGGCTGCACGGTCATAAAGATGATAGCAGCCTGCAGGAGTTCCTGCTCGGTATTAATGTCTTCGACCTTCGGGATAATGTCCTCGAAGTAGTCCTTCATTTCTTCCTTCTTGAACTCTTCGAGATCGAACTCCTTCACTGCGTTGAGGATATCCTCGTACGCGTTAGTGCTGATATGCTGCAGCATCTTGAAGTACTTGACATCGTTATGCGTTGCATCGTCCTTCCAAAACCTGCGGGACATGTCACGTAGATTCATGAGATTGTCTACGCGCTTCGAGGTTTCGAGAGCAGTCTCCACGGTTACGATAAAGCCTTCTTTAGCGATCTTGAAGTGCTCTTCGAGATTCGGCCTCTCGGGAAGTATCGGCATGGGCTTAACCTTTGCGCTCGCTGCACTTTTCCTAGTCATGTTACTTATCCTTTCTGTTCATCTTGTCCCACATCTTGAGAGCCTCGCCAATCGTCTTAGGCTCCTGCATGTCGGGATCTACACCGTTTCCGCCCTTAATATCCGTTGCAGGACGGCTACTGCCCTTGTTAGACTTAGGCTCCTGCTTAGGAGCTGTTGCAGCCTGCTCGCTCTTCGGCATATTGCTCACAATGCGCTGAGCAATGTTGTATGCGCTCTCAAGATTAGTATTGAATCCGATAACGTTGCCGCTGTTGTTTTTAATAGCATACGGCTCAATGAGAGTGTCGAACACGCCCTTGGTAGTCTCGTCCATAGCGTTATACCTTGGAGCGAAGTCAACTACCTGCAGCGCAGGCGCAGCGTTCTGGATTAGCTCCTGCTGCTTCTGGTTTACGCGAGTCCTGAAGTGATTCTGGATATCCTGGTTCATCGCATTAAGCCAGTTCTGAGCCTCAGCTCTACCAGCGAAAGGATGTTGAGGATCGTCAGGGTTATTAAAAGTAACTCGGCCCGTCTGTTCGTCTCGTTCATAGATATCATTCATGCTCCATAGTTCGATCTGCTGTTCCTGCATCTCCTTACGAACCTGGTTAATTGCGCTCTGCTGGATATCCTTCAGGATTGCTTCTTTCGCAGGAGAGTAATCAACTGGTTCGACGATAGCTGGAGATCCTCCCAGGTCTTCTGGCTCGTCTCCAAGCTCTGGTTCCACTCCCGCTTCTTCCCCTCCGGCTTCAGCATCAGCTGACTGTATATCCTCTGGTTCATCTTGTCCTTCTCCAGCATCCACAGGAGCTTCAGCTGCTTCTCGCTGCTGCTGATTATATAGTTTAAACGCACTTGCAATATCCACCGGCTCCATCGAAGCTTGAGCCTGTTCCATGCTGCCGTTATCCTGTTCACTCATTACTCCTCCTCACTCTGAAGTATCTGAAGTCCTCGATATATCTCGATAAGCCAGCTGTCGCGCATGATATTGTACACGATTTCCTGTCGGCTGCTGCCGTACTCAGGAGCTTTGCCTATCAGCTCTTTGACCTCTTCTATCATGTCGTCAATGCTATCGTGTCCGAGCACGATGTTCTCTTGACGGCTGATGTACTTACGGAGCTGCTGGGTTATCCACTTGTACTCCTTGATTCGCACATCATCTGGTATGTCATCCTGGAAGCCCATATTCTCATAGCGTTCCTGAATGCTATACCACATGTCATAGAATCCAGGCAAGTGAAACCAGCTCCGTATGAGGTCGATATCGATGTCCATGCTAGTCCTCTAGCCCCAGCGCACGGCGCTTAGCCTTGGTTTCCTCAATGCGCTTCTGCGCATCTTCCTCGATCTCTCGGAAGACCGACTTAGCGAGGATCGGATCGCATACGAGCAGCTGTCCAGCGGCGTACCACACGTTAGGTTCGCCGATAAAACGATCCTTATACTTCTGGTAGTAGCCGCTCTCCTTGAGAAGCTGCTTAACATTCGGATAGAACGGATGGCTGTAGAGATAGCCTATGCGTCCCTTCCAGCTAACTACGGGTACCTCATCAACCCACGGTCGGATGGTCATACCAGCGTTTTCTTTCGGTACGCTTGCAATTCCCTTTACCTGTCGCTTGCTCTCGCCTGCGATACGGTACGTTCCGCTCGTATACTCGGTGCCTGGACCGCCCTGGTGGTCATAGCGGAACTCTCCTGTCTGGTCAAACACCCGCCCATCTTCGTTTACTCCGAACTGACGCTCGACGATGTTCACATCAGGCCCGAGGTTTTCCTCATACTTCAACAGCCTGTATCGCTCGGGCAGCAGCTCAGGAGACAAAAAGATAGTAGTCCCGGCGTAGCTGCTCAGTGCAAGCTCTGCGTCTGTCAGCGGCGTTCCGTTATCGTGAATCGGACGCCGAATTTTTTTTACCTGTTTGGACTGTTCAGGAGCTGAATCGGCCAACGGTAGGATTTCTTCCGCGAGCGGTCGAGGATTGTTAACCTGTTCAGAGTCAACCTTTACCTCCAATCCATCCTTTTGGGCTTCTGCGATAGCAGCTTGAAGATCGTTCCACTTCATCTCGGCAGCGTTCTCTATGCCTAAACTCTCAGCTAGGGCAAGAGTATCTGCCTTATTCATAAAAGCCATTGCACTATCCTTTCTATACTATGATGATAATATGTTTATATTATAACCATAATGGAAGGATAGTGCACTGACAAACGGTGTAAAAAAAAATTCCCCACCCCCCGAAGGGGGCAGGGATATTTGTTTACACCAGGTCGGCGTCGATCAGATAGATTTTCTTGTCGATGATACGGCAGATAATCTTATCTTCGAGCTTCTTCTCCTTGAGAACGTTCTTCAGCTGCTGGGCAGTTGCGCTCACGGTTGCACCCTCTGCTGGGTCAACGATAGCGGCTCCGGTAAAGCCCTCGATCTTTGCCATTTCCTGATAGTCCTCGACCATGCTCTTTGCATAAGCCTTGGTGGACAGGTTAGTAATCTGAACTGCGGTGATAGCCATAGTTGGCTCCTTTCTTAGTAGTTAGTATAGACGTCTACGGTGCCTGATGCACATCCTGTGTCGTAGACTTTCGCTTCTCCGAACGGCGTATCCAATACCGTCCCTATTGGATAGTCGCTGCTTGCCACTGCAACGTATCCATCCTCGTCAACGACAAGTCCCTCATCGTTGACACTCCTTCCGTTACCGTTAAGCAGGTCAAGACCGCCTCCAGGCAACACATTCTGGCTATACCACGTATATCGTGTTCCCGCCTCATCGTACACAACTCCAGCTTCCTTAAAGCCTACGGCATCGTTACTGTACTCTGGCTGTGTGTACGGCTCGGCATAGTACTCTTCGTAGTCTGCGTCCATGAGCCTCTGTATGTTCTCGGCTATCTCAGCCTTCGTTTCCTCCTTGAGGTCTTGCTCTGGCGGCAGCACTACGTCGTGTTCTTTCCACTCTATACTTGGATGATACCATATGTCTACTGTGTTGCGACTATCCCACATGACGCACGCGAATACGGCGGTGACGTACATGATAGACATAGCCAGCGCCACTGCAACATCTATGAGATAGTCGCGCTCGTTCACTTCAGTAGCTCCTTTACGATTCTCATGTCAACGCCCTCGCCGCTCACGAGACGGCTGAGGCGTTTGTGGTCTGCGTTGCCTGCTACCTCTCTGCGAACCATGTTTCCGTGGCTCAGATAGTCGTAGTAGGCATGGACGAACCTCAGCGCAGACGCTCCGAACTTCTTTACGTCGGACGCGCAGTAGTACACGTCCTGGAACTCCTCGCGCATCTGGTCTATCTGCACAACGCTCGTAGCGTACCTTACGCTCTCAGGATCCTTCGGATACGGGAAGATCATTGCCGTTAGCCTGTCTACGTCGCTCTGAGTGAGCTGTAGTAGCGTGGCGACCTCCATCGTCTCCTTGAAGATATCCATGAAGTTCAGGATACGCTCTTGATTTGCGTTGGCTTCTTCAATCCGCCTCGGAGCCAGACTCATGTGCCTTACGTGCAGCAGCTGATCGTTCTTGATCTTCCTGTACATGTTCTGGCAGATGATTCTCCTCGGCGTCATGATGAGACCGCACGGATAGTTCCCGTTAAAGCTGTTAGTGCACATAATGTTCAGCGTATACTCTTCGCCGCACACGTAGAAGTTACTCCACTCTGCAACCATGAACACAAGTCCCTGGTCTGTCATTCCAGCGTGCGTGATGACAGCTCCTGCGTCGCAGAGAGGCTCCAGCAGCTTAAAGGCATCCTCGTTCTGAATGACTCCGTACTGATTGCTTACGCATCCTAGAATCTTGTTTGAGCCTTCAACGAGGTTGACCTTAACTCCTGGAACGTCTTCATACGTGATGGTAGACATCGGCTCAGCCCATCCTATGAGAGAGCCGATCTCCACCTTCGCTGGCTTAGAGATAACGCTGAAGTCAAGCTGGCTGTCATGCAACGCATCACGGTAGTCGTCCCACGTTCCGGACACACCGATGCCGATCCACGGAGCAGACCTCTTTGGTACGTTCGTTATCTCAATTGCCATGCTACCATCCTTTCTCTTTTAGCTCTTCATAGATTCGACTAGCAAGCTCATCAGCAGAATAACAGTTGTCTATCCAGCTAAGAACTTTCTTACCGTAATTATCTATATAAAGCTGAAGATAGTCTCCATGCCTATCTGTAACCTTAACAACCTTAAGAATGGTTCTTTCAGATGCAGGAGTAGCAAATGTCTTCTGTTCACTCATAGCTTAGTCACCAGTCTCTGCATACGCTTTCTTACCTCTGTGCTCTTCTTATCATACTCTTCTTTGGTGTATCCAAGCTGTTTAAGCGCATCTTCTAGTAGCTCTAACTCTGCATTAGCCTGATTAAGCGTTGAATTAACTCCGAGGATTTCCTCTGTCATTACACTCAGCTCTTCAGGCTGCGCATGCTTAATTGCGCTTACCGCATTAGGCGTTATCTCTTTTGATTCCGTCATATATCCTCCTATATCTTCATAAACCGAGCTGCTTGCTCGTTAATGTACTCGCGATAGATCTCATCAGACGTATAGTGCGGCTTCATACTATTCGCTTCAAGGCTGCGTATCTTATCCATGTGCTGATGAAACAGCTTTACCATGTCTGTGATAACCTTGATCTCAGCCTTAAGCTCATCCCTGGTATACCGCTCTTTGTACATAGGCAGGTATGCCTCTGGGCAGTACCACAGCACGTCTACGTACTCGATGCTCGGAAGCACCATGAAGGCTACTGCTATCTGTAGTCGTTCGTCTCTATCCTCCTTTGGAATGATGAGACCCTTCATGTGGTTCTTCGGCTCGTAACACTTAACTTCTATCGCTCGTGTAGGAGGCTTATATGTCTCGTTCTGCCGCTTG